ACCCGCCGGGAGGCGAAGCGTAAGAAGCGGGGTAAGTGAAAAATGGGGCCGGTCATCGGTCGTTTCGGAGTCCAGGTTATGGTGCGTCAAGTAAGTCATTGCCAAATCAAGGCTACCACGCCCTATTGTGGGTGCAACTTGGCCGATGCACGCCTGCGGGCAAATGGAAGAGGGGTCGCCACCTCTGTGCGAAAGGCGACTTTTTCCCCGGGGAGGCCGTTGGCTGCCCAGCCGGCCTCATACGTCGGCCCACGCCGGTTCGATTCCGGCCCCCGGAACTAGGTTTTTATGTCCACTAAACCAGGAGATCAAAAATGAGTGAATCATCCGCAAAGCTGACAACTTATCGTGAAGCATACTATCGGCTGAAAATAAAAAAGTCGTTTTTTGGAGACGATGCCATGAAGGCCGTCGAGGGGAACGGCGACGCGCTTCAGTACGTCCAGAAGCAGACTGACGAAATCTGCCTCAAGGCCGTCGAGAGGAACGGCTACGCGCTTCGGTACGTCCAGAAGCAGACTGACGAAATCTGCCTCAAGGCCGTCGAGAGGAACGGCGACGCGCTTCAGTACGTTGAGGAGCGAATGTTTGCGGAGTGCAAAGCAACCGAACTACATTCGCAATCAGCGACCTAAGGTTATACGGCTACGGATAAATAACGGAGAGAGAATGATTCTCTCATTTCAGGACGCGCCGGCCCGGACAAGGAAGCGTTCGGGCCGGCAGAAACAGGAGTCTCGCCATGTTGGTGTTGTCACGGAAGAAAAACGAGGGCATACGGTTCAACGGCCCCGGTCGCTTGGTGGTTGAGATTCGAGGCGACAAGGTGCGGCTGGGCGTCGACGCGCCGAAGGAAGTGCCCGTCCACCGCCAGGAGGTGGCCGACGCGATCGCCCGCGAAATCGCGGCCGGCACGCCGCTCCACGCGATCGAGGATCGGCTGGATTATCAGGAGAACATCAAAAGAAAGGAAAAACCGTCGTGAAACAATCAGACGTATGGATCGGGACGTACACCGGCCGGAGATTTCACCCCTTCGCGCCCCGCGTCGAGGACGTGGCGCTCGAGGACATCGCCCACTCGCTGGCCCACCAGTGCCGCTACAACGGCCACTGCCGCGTGTTCTACTCGGTGGCCGAACATTCGATCCATCTGGCGGGGCAGATGCCCGACCCGCTGGCGCTCCTGGGGCTGATGCACGATGCCGGCGAGGCGTATGTCTCGGACATCGTGCGGCCGATCAAGCCGTATCTGGCGATCCATTCCGGCCCTGAACGCAATTCCTTCAAGCGGATCGAGAAAGATATTTTGAGGGTGATCGCCTATCGGTTCGATCTGCCCTGGCCGGTCCCGGCCGCGATCGAGGAGGCCGATCTGCGGATGCTGGCCACCGAACGCTTGAGGTTGTTCGACGACCGGATGCCGGCGTGGGAAGACATCGCCGGCGTCGAGCCGTACCCCATCGGTCTGCCCTGCTGGGAGCCGGAAGACGTCGCTTGGCGGTTCCACAAGCGATTCGCGGAGTTGGGGGGAATACTATAGATCGAGGACTCCGCCATGTTGGCAAAGACGAATAAACACCAGCGGGCAAACAGTCACATCCGCTGGATGATCCGCCGCGATTATGCCGAGGTTCTCGCGATCGAGGCGCGCGGTTTCGAGTTCCCTTGGTGTGAGGATGATTTCATCCGCTGTCTGCGGCAGTCGGCGAGTCGAATCTGGCCGCGCAGTTGTTTTTCCGCGCGAACGGTTTCCGCGCCGTAGCGATAATACGCGGCCACTACCCCGACACTATGGAAGACGACTATCTCTTCATTTACGAATACAAAGAAGCCAACCGCTGAGACGCTTGGAAAATCAGAAATTATGGGCGAAAAAACCAAAGTCCCCTGGTGCCACCATACTTTTAATCCGTGGTGGGGCTGCACGAAGAAGTCGGACGGCTGCGCGAATTGCTACGCCGACGGAATTGCTGCATCGCCGTAGCGCCGCTAAGATT